ATAGACTTGCAACGCAGCTTGCATACCCATTTCCTGCTGTGCGTAGCCGCGATCCGCTGGGGATTGAACGGCGTTGTACGCATCAACCATTGCTTCGAGCAACGACTCTGGAATGTCAGCCTCCATGCTCTTCTCCTTGGTGGTGCGGGATGGGCGGTATGTCAGCGCCTTCCATTGCTCGATTAATCTTACGTAGTTGCGTGTCAAGTTCTGGTAGTTCTTCGCGGCAGGTTTGCGAACAGCACTCCCATGCGTCCAGCAGCGGGCCAATCATTGGCATCACAGACGCAGATTGTTCCTGCCGCAGTCGTTCGATTTCATCAACAGGATCCCCCTGCGCCCGCAGCGCGGCCTCGGCCATGCGTAGGGCTTCACGATCAATCGGCGTCAAGAACCCTCGCTGCATGTTCGCAAGCGCCTCAGCAGCCCGCTCGTTTGTGAGTTTCACGGAAAACTCCGCAGTCTCCGGACTCGCATACATCTCGCCAACACGGTCGCAGCACTCGGCAATCAGTTTGTTTGTGGTCATGACTCAATCACCTCTTTTGCTAGAGCTTCGATGGTTTCTGCCAGACGCTCATGTAAATAATCGGGCAACATCTTTGATGATGAAAAGCCCCACGACTCAAGCGCGGACAACAGAAGTAGAACATCCAGCGTTTGCTGTTTGGTCATAGCGCACCACTCCACAGACTCCAGACGGTTAGGCAGCCAATAAGCAGCATAATCACAACGAGGCCATCACGAACCACTAGCGAAGGATGGCCTACGTGCTCATCCTGCTTCATGTTCTTTGTGTCGATCATTTCTTTATCCTAGGTTCGTTAGATTCTCTGGTCACAGCATCCCCAAGGGTGATAGCCCAGCCTCCGCAGCTAGCCTTATCACCTTCTCCGCATCTAGCAGGACTACGCTATCAGCCAAGATACCCATGAGGCTGGATGGTCACGCTTGAGGGCTGTCTCACCACTTGACCCTGCAAACTTTCCCCTGTGCTCCAGAGCATTAGGGCCGGGCTATATCTGCGGTCGTGCATCCCGCTGCCCGTACTGTGTATTTCCATGTCGCCCATTCAGGCTCACGCAGGGGAGCGCCAAACAAGAAACCCCGAGGGGATTTCTCCGCCCGGGGCCACTTGTAGAATGAGTCTGTGACTTAGGCGGGTTGGACAGCTTAAACACCATTAGGAGTGCGGTAAGCTGAAATGGGCTCTCCCCAAATTCCGCCTAATGATCACGCAGGGTTCCAAACCTGCATGCATTCAGTAAATCATAGGTCGGTCGTTAGATCAACCCCCTTTCGCGTTCATAGAGAAGAAACGCCGGTTAGGGTTAGTGGCTAGATGGGCAAACTCTCGCTTGCGGCAGTCTAGAACCTGGCGCGGCGGGATCGAAGTCGGGACTTGTTGTACGGGTGGTTTGCGGGTCATTGCTTTTTTTCCTTCCTGACAAGGATCGTATGGGCGTGAATGTCTTCTTGAGCAAGTCCAAGATCAGAAATCACGAGATTGAACAATCTTTTCAACTCCCAGTATCCTTCGCGGGCACGTTCGATTTCAAACTTATAGTCGCGCTTTAGTTCTTCAAACTCTGACTTACGTACAAACATCTTCACTCTCCTGTATTGGGTGGGGCCGCTACCGAGGTCGGCTACTGTGCGCTAGGCGTTCGACGGTTACGGAGCGGCCCCGTTGATGGTTAGAACGGCGGCAGATCGTCGTCTGGGAAGTCGTCTTGTGATCGGCTACGCTGCCCACCACCTGAACTCTGCTTTGGGGGCGCATCTTGGCGATCTTTACCGCCTATCAGCCACAGATCATTTGCATTGATTTCGAGGGATAGCTTCTCGTTTCCTTGTTTGTCTGTGTAAGGCCGGGCGGATGCTTCACCGACTACGCAGATAGGGTTGCCCTTCAGCACGTAGGGAGCAACCTTGTTGCCTCTCTCGCCCCACAGCGTTACACGCCAGAAGGTCGCAACCTGCTTGTCACCAAAGCCAGTGTTATCAGCAATGGTGAATGTCAGGGCTACTTTCCCGTTTGTTGTATGGCGGATTTCGCCGTCTGCTACTACGTTTCCTTTTACGACGAATGAATTGCTCATTTTTACCTCAGTTGTATTGATGCTCGGTGCGGATGGTTTCAATCGTCCGCTCTACAAACTCTTGCGCTGCTTTGCACTTGGCAATGATCTTCGCCTCAATCTCTGCGTCACGCTCGTACTGCACAGTCGTCACGCGCATTTCTGGCGCGATGTGATCTACCAAGTGAAGACTGGCGTCCTCGTACTTCAGGAACTCTTCCGGCGTGCTGACCATGCAGAACGCAAGCTCAAATCGTGGCTTGTCCCATAGCAGCATGTAGGCGCGGCCTTGCCACTCGTAGTCCGAGCTGTGCGCATCCTCTTTAGTCGCGGGGAAGGTTTCCAGGCTCCAGCTCGTCTTGATGTCTATGATCAGATCATCATCAACAATGTCTGCCTCTCCAGACAGAATGTCCGTGCTGATACGTTCTTCGTTCTTGACGTGCGACGTGAAGAATACGTTGTTGTACAGGTCGATTGAATCCTGCTCGCACTGAGTCCCCTTAGACATGTACTTGCTCGTGATCGTCGGACGGTAGCCATAGACGATTTCCTTCGCCAGCCCGACTAGGTACGTCTTAGCCCCTGCTGACAGAACCTCGTCCTTCTTCTTGGGCTCTGTCATGATCTTGGCGAGGCTTGATGGGTGGATGAGGATCATTCTTGGTCTGCCTTCATGTCTGCGATGATGGATTGCTGCTTGTCGGTCAGCGTGTAGGCGCTGAATGCCTCAAGCGTGGCTGTGCCAGCTGTGACCATATTAAGGCAAGCTTGGAACCTCTTGTCAGACATTGGGAGAGCCTTTGTAATGGCCGCGCCGATGCGGTTTTTAGCCCCAAGGATCGCATTGAACGCGCCTTTATCGCCTGAGTCCTTCGCGGCCTTCTCCGCAGCGCTGTAGGCGGCTTTTAGCTCGTCTAGCGTCTTGCACGCTTCCATCGCCTCAATGTGTGGGGCAATGTCGAATTCATCCTTAACACGGCTCTCATCATCTTCGCCGGTCTCAATGTCTAGAATCTTGAGAATCGCGTACTTCTTGGCGTAGCTCAGAGCCTTGCCAGGGGCTTTGTCGGAGTTATCGTTGGCATGGGCTTCGATGCGGACTGTCTTAGTGTCGGCAGGGTCGTCCATGTTGCAGAACTCGAAGTCATACGTGGCTTCATACAGCCATTGCTTGCCATCGGCTTTGACTGGCGGCGACATCTTGCTTGTAACAAGACTAGGGAAGCTCAGCACCCCATGCTCGGTGAGCAGATCGCGTGTCATCGCAGTAACCAGGTCGTGCGTAACGGCCTTATAGCTGCCAGTGCCGCCCGTGGATACGCTTTTGTCCTTCTGTATGTACTTCACTGCTTTACGCACTGCGTTCAGGCGTTGCAGCAAGTTCATCCGCAATGTGTCGATGCTCATTTCTATACCTTTTGTCATTTCTCTAGATTTACTGTGGTGGCCTGCTCGTAAAGCACTATAGCGATCTGAGCATTGGTGAAAGCCTTGCGCCCGAAAGTGCGCTTTTCTCTGGTTGATCCGGGGCCAGCGTCACAGTATGCGTCACCCAAGTCCTTCAGCGCCTCGTACAGCTCTCTGGCTAGGTCTTCTGAGTTAGTCATCCGCGCTCCTTTTCTTCATTGACATCAGCAACACACGCATCGCAAAAAGACGACCCCTGCTCTGCGTAGAACGTCTTGCAATGTGAGCAGGCTGGTCCGTATGTCTTCGCCACGTAGGCGCTGATTGTTCTAACAAGTTGTTGGTCCATCACTTTCTCCTTAGTCGAGCGTATAGCCCTTGTCGTGGTCTGCGTAGATTGACGCATTGCCCATCGTGTAGGCCGCATCAATCTCTTCTGTCGTCAGCTCACGGTCGCGCTTGTCCATCGCATCGAACGTAGCATTCACTTCGCGGCTGGTCTTAACGATACGAGCATGGGCCGCTTCTACTTCTTCACGGGAGACCGTGCCGTTCATGATCTCGTTAAACAGGTATTGTATGGATTTACTCATTTCAGGTTCCCCATGCATTCACAAGACATGGATGAGCCTTGCCATCACGCTCAATCCTGTAGCTCAAGCGAGATACGCCGCGTGCAATGTCAGAAATCCATTCAGAGGCCTCACCCTCGTACAGATTCACACTGATTTCAGTGTCTTCAGGAACCATGCCGTCCATCGCGGCCATGATAATTGCGTGCGCTGGCGATGAGTAATCCAGCTTCGAAAGTTTTTCAGTCATTGTTTAGTCCTCCAAAAGAAGAAAGCAGTTACGACCTTCAGGGAAGATGTCGAAGTAACGGCCAGAAGCAGTCTGCATAGCCTCGCCTTTACCGGCAGGGATCAGATGCGCGAACTCGCCACAAATCTTGCGAAGAGCGCTAGAGAACGCGACCTCTTTGCCGAGCGCGTAGCTTTCGTCTGCCATGAACTCGCCATGCTTTGTTTTGATTCGGATCATTTCGTTCTCCGTGCTGCGTTGTCGATGAGTCATTAGATCATGCGCCAAAGCATTTCACAATAGGTGATGTGAAATAAATTCACAGCCGCAATTTTGTGCCTATAATAGAGGCTCCAAACAAGAGGATGTGACATGAACAAAAACGCGTTTGTTGCCAAGTTAAAGAAGTTCAGAGGGCGCTACAAGGTCATCGCCGAAGAGACTGGAGTTGGATATGTGGTGATCCGCAAGTATGCAAGCGGGCACATCCCTGAGCATAAGATGGACGCGGTTCTGGCTATTGAGAAATGGATGAAAGGACGTAGGCCATGATGTTCGTTGAACTTGAAGATGCAAAAGAGCTGGAAAAATGGGAGATGGGCCTTACAAGAATCATGGAGGGCTGCGTTTTTTGTGGCATCCCAACGCGCTATTGGCACTCGGCTTCAAATAATCCAGTTTGTCAGCGCTGCGCTGATTTGCATGATGAGTCAGAGTTGCCGAATAGGAATAATCCATGAATGTTCCAGACTACATGCTAGTAGGCAAGCTAATCGGCGCCGTCATCCTGATGGCTCTCATCGTGATGATCTACGTTGAATATTGGATGAACAGCTGGGCTAAGCCTCATAGCGATGAGGAGCTAGAACGGAGACTTTGGGGGAGTAAATACGATGCATGATCCTGTCGAAGAATGCATGCAGCAACTGAACGAAGCCACTCGCCGTCTAGACGAAGCCCGCGCAGACTTTGCAAATCACCTTACAAGCGACTTTGTAGTGAGAGCCTGTGAGGAGAAGGTGGAGTGGCTTCGCGACCGCTACAACACGCTAGTTATCGCTTACGGGAGTGACGAATGAAGCAGGCAGAACGCATCCTGGATTACATGCGAAAGCATGGATACATCACTCAATACGATGGATTCAGCGATCTAGGCATCACCTGCACGTCCCAGCGCATCACCGACCTCAAGCGCCAAGGCTACGACATCGTCACGCGCTTTGGCACTTCATCACGTGGCGGCAAGTACGCCATCTATAGTTTAGGCACGAAGAGGAAAGCGAAATGAGCCAATGGATGGATATTGAGACAGCACCGAAGGATGGAACTGTCATCTTGGTCTATGCGGAGCAGGGCATGTCCATGTCTGATTTTGGCCTTGAAGATATAGAGTTTAATGGCATGCATGTGGCCGTATGGGATGCGTATGGTGGCGGCGCATGGGTCATTGCCAGCTATCAGGATATGGGAGATGTCGTCACCGGCGATCCTACCCATTGGCGACCGCTCCCTCCCCCGCCAGAAACCAGTTGCAAGAAAGACTAGGCGTGCTAGACTTTCGATATCGGCCTAGGAAACCGATGCAACATCTGCGAAGCAAGATAGTCTTACTAGAGCCACTCGTGGCCCGTCTAGGCCGTCTATGCGTCACGCCTTCGCAGGTGAATGCATGGATACCTCCTAGAGTCTGGGCGTGCCACAAGTGGCTTTTTTACGTCTGTACTCAGGCTGATCGGACTCCACCCGTTAGCAAGTGCTTTGTCGGCAGCGTGGAAGAAGAGACTAGGACGGTGCAGAAATGTAGCCCGGTGCAAATCCGTAATGTCTGGGGCTGGCTTGTATCTACACGCCCGGGGACTGTGGAAACACAGCATGTAGAACCAGTTTAACTGGGGTCATTCCTCTCTCTTCCCTTCAATGGGGTAGGGGGAGGCTTTCAGGTCATTTATATAGGTTTAAGGAGGTAGAGATGTCACCTGAGCAAGTGGCAAAGATCAACAAAGTCAGAGCGGCAATGAAAAAGGTTCGCCGCTTTCTAAAGCGAGAAGGTCGTGGGATAGCAGCAAAAAAACAGTCGAAGCTGATTCAAGAGTTCGCGGAAATAGCTGGATTGAAGCCGCCAGGACAAAAATCGGCAGCGCAATGGCTTGCTGACTTATGGGATTCACAAATCCACGAATTTATACAGAGACAAGAATTGGGCTTCTATCAAAGGCCTGCTTGGCTAGAGTTGAAAACGGAGGTGTTCAAAAAATACGGAAGACGATGCATGAAATGCGGGTCGCTAGAAAATCCAAGCGTGGATCACATTAAGCCAATTTCGCTGTTTCCCGAATTGGGTCTCGACTTCAACAATATGCAGGTTCTTTGTTTGCCCTGCAATTCAGGAAAAAGTAACAAACATATGACTGACTACAGAACGAAGGCTCAAGCATGAGAGCCAAACCGCACCAACTCAGCATTACAGACAAACTCTACGAGCCGCTAGTAAAAGACATCTTCGCCTACTGGCAAATGATCCTCAACCATCCACGATCCATCCTTGATCCCATGAAGTTCAAGGTCATCGTCACCCAGCTAGAACTCGGCCATACACCGGAAAACCTCATGCTTGCCATTGAAGGTGTAGCGGTTGATCCGTGGGACGGCAGGAGGCAGCATGACAGCCTGGACGTGATCTTCCGCTCTGAGAACATCGACAAGTTCATGTCTATGGGCGAAGAAGCGAAGGAATGGGCCGCCAGACAGCGCGAGAAGGCAGATAAGGCGATGGCAGCTAGAGCAGAGCCACGCACGCCTACCGCGATGCCTACAGACGTTTGCGCGTACCTTAACCAGTACAAAGCCAAGATGGTGAAAGCAGCATGAGTATCCATTGGCTTGAGTTCAGTATGTTCCCCGCATCATTCGCGTTCGTACAATCCGAGGAAGAATATCTTCGCGAGATGCGCAGGATGAAGATGAGAGAGCCGGTCCCGTGGATGAAAACGGAGCATTCGCATGCGACGCTTCATTGGATAGAGGCCGATGATGGCCTAAAGCTGATGCTTTGCCTTGGCATCACAAAGGGTAGAACAAAGCCGCAGGTAGCAGGCCTGATTGCCCACGAGGCCGCACATGTCGCCCAGCGCGTTGCGGAATACATCGGGGAAGAGAAGTGGGGCGCGGAGACAGAGGCATACATTGTGCAATGGGTCACGCAATATTGCCTGCATCGTCTATGGAGCAAGCCATGAGCCTATTTAGAACAATCGGAGAGTCATCTTTTGTGCAAACAAGGCTGGGCCGCTTTGAGTTTTATCGGCGTTGGTATGGCGGCATATGGGAGCGGCACTGGATAGACATCTGCACTGCTTACATCTGGTTGCCAATGAAGCCGGATAGGTGCTGGCCCGACTATCGCCAACCATGTTCGATTGGTGAGCCACAGATAGAGGATTGGGGGAGCAAAGCATGAGCAGCCTACCAAGAATGCGCGCATGCGACACGCCTCCCGGACTTCAGGAGTATCTGCGCAAATACGTGAAAGAGACCTACGGGGTAGTGAAGCAAGCCGCCTACTACATCGGTTGCTCTGAGGTGCAGATACATCAGGCATTGAACGGACGGTCATTCCCTTGCGCAGCCCTGTTGGATGATGCGCAGATCGAAATCAAACAAGTCGTGAAATGGAGCGTTAAGTGAAAATTGTCATCGGAAAGCACAGAGCAATCTACAGCATCTACCTCCGCAACAGCCTAGGCGATGAGGTGTGGATCAACGACGAGGGGCACACTAACCTTCTGTCAGAGGTCGAAGCGATGGCTAGGGCGAAGAACCTCCGCGCTGTGACGGGATGGGTCATCGAGTCAGATCATGAGCTGTGAAACCTGCCAGCACTACTCGCCAAAGTATCGCTACTGCGGCGGGGATAGGCCAGACCTTGCCAACGTCTATAGCTCCGGCCATCCTCTCAAGCATCTGCCAGAGGACAAAGGCGAGGGTTGCCAGGTATTCAAGATCAATCCAGTAATGAAGATTGGACGATAACGTGAAAGTATTAGTGGCTTGTGAGTACAGCGGGACAGTGCGGGACGCATTCATTGCAGCAGGACATGACGCGATATCGTGCGACTTGTTGCCGAGTGAAAAGCCTGGGGCCCACTATCAAGGCGACGTGTTCGATCTTGCGGGAGATAAGTTCGACTTGGTGATTGCTCACCCGCCATGCACGCATCTGTCGGTATCTGGAGCCAGGCACTTTGCTGCCAAGAGAGAATCGGGGGTTCAGCAAGCTGCGTTAGAGTTTGTCCGCAGACTGATGGATTGGGATACGCCAAGATTGGCTATCGAGAACCCCATAAGCATCATTAGCAGCCAGATTCGCAAGCCTGACCAGATCATTCAACCGTGGATGTTCGGCCATGGGGAGACTAAGGCTACGTGTCTTTGGTTGAGAGGGTTGCCACCATTGGTTCCGACTGACATTGTTGAAGGCCGTGCAGCCCGCATCCATAAGATGCCGCCAAGCCCTGATCGCTGGAAAGAGCGCAGTCGTACCTATCCTGGGATCGCACTTGGGATGGCGGCGCAGTGGGGATTGGTGTGATGCACTGCTCGCACGGATTCCCGCTGACTTCGAAGTGTGTGCAATGTGTCCAGGAGGCTCTTTCCCGAGAAGACGCAAGGAAGCCTAAGTCTGTCAAAGCCAAGATGTGCCGAGTATGCAAGGCCAAGTTCATCCCTCGGCGTGAGATGCAATCCTGCTGTGGCTATCCGGCTCAGTGCGAGGCGATCAGGGCAGAGCAGTTGTTAGCGAAGAGGCGCGCAGCTCAAGATACGGCGCAGCGCAAAGATACAGCCGCAAGACGCGAGGCAATCAAGACGCTGCCAGAGCTGCTAAAACGCTGCCAGATCGACTTTAACCGCTATATCAATACCAGGGATGCCGGACTGCCGTGTATTGCTTGTGGTGAGCCTATACGCACGACTCCGCACGCATCGCATTACCTTAGTGTTGGCGCACGGCCAAATCTGAGATTTTCAGAATTTAACGTCAATCGCGGATGTAGTAAATGCAACCTTTTCCTGCATGGGAACCTGATCAACCTAAGGATCAACTTGATTGCCAAGATTGGGCTTGAAGCAGTCGAGGCGCTGGAATCTGACCACGAACCAAAGAACTACACCCGCGAGCAGGTTGCAGAACTTGCTGCCCACTACCGTCAGAAGACACGTGATTTGCTTAAAAGCGCTTGACGCGCTCCCGGAAACAATTAATACTGAGTCATGCAGAAATCAACACAACGAGTCAAGAAAGTGCGCGAGGCTTACAAAGCAAGCGGAGTTATCAGATTTGAGGTTGTCTGCAAGCCTGCTCACAAGCCACTAATCAAGGCATACGCCAAGAAGCTGAGGGAGGCAAAGTAATGGACCAACTCGAATATTGGAATATGAGCAACGCAGAAAGAGCTTGGTTTGATGCCACTTGCCAAGATAACTTCGCATCGGGATGCGCATACAACTGGGGAAAGAAGGCAATGACGCCAAAGGAAATGAACGACTATGCGCAGCGCCAATTGGCTGCACAAATGAGCCAGCCTTTTGGCTTTGGCCTATACAGCACGTTTCAGCCAGTCATCCCAGAAGGATCGACTCTTACTGGAAATGTAATTTCATTCCGAAATGCTTTCCCGCCCAAAAAGCAATCAAAGCTGGAAGCAGCCAAGGAATGGCTCAAGGAGAATGGTGGCGCGCATCCTGGCTGCCTCGATAGGTTCATGAAGTCGCGGGGGATGGCATGAACTTCTGCAAAGACTGCAAGCACGCAAGCAAGACTCTCGTCTTCTTTGGCGAGTTCAGGAAATGCCGAGCGCCACAAAACAAGGGCGAGCCAGAGGCTGTAAATGGCGGAGCAAAATGGAGGGCGGAGTATTGTTCGACTCATAGGCAGTTTGACACCCCTGATCTTTGCAACCCTGAAGCAAGATGGTTTGAGCCGAAGAAATGAGCTATTTCCGCCTCGTGCATCAGACCGCTAGAGAGCTAGCCAAGCAGGCGATAGACTCAGCGCCTGACGGGCATCTGGTAAAAATAACAGAGCCAAAGCGTACAAGCGGGCAGAACGAGCGCTTTCACGCTATCTGCTGCGATATAGCCAAGTCTGGCCTTACATGGGCAGGCAAGAGACGAGACGCAGCGGCTTGGAAGGTGCTTCTTGTCAGTGGGCACGCTACGGCAACAAAGGAAGGCGCAGAGATGGTGCCAGGGCTTGAAGGGGAATTCGTTAATGTTCGTGAGAGCACTGCACTCATGAGCGTTAAGCGCGGATCAAGCCTCATCGAATACGCCGTGGCATTTGCGGTTAGCAACGGGATACAATTACACGAAATGGAGCCTTGGGAATCGTGACCTACGACATGTCTCTATGCGCACAAGTCGAAAGACTCACAGAGGCGCAAGAAGAAAAGCCAATCGTCCAGACGAAGGTGAAGACGCGCAACTACAGGTATCTGGAGCCTGTGTATAAGTGCCTGAGCAAGAATAGGCCGGTCACACAGCCAATGATTGCGCTAAAGCTGGGGGTGGCTAAATCGACCGTATCGGATTGTCTGTGCAAGCTATTGGAAGAGAAGCGAGCCAAGAGGCATGACCCGATAGGAAGACACGGCACATGGCTAAGAACATGAGAAAGCACAGCGGCTGGGAGTTCATGGATATACAGCACAGAATGCCAACTGGCGGGGTGTTGTATCAATCAATACCAATTGAAGAGCTTCGCCCGCGCCGTACATTTTGGCAATGGCTAATAGATTTGATGACTTGACCGCCAAAGCGTATTGTTTATACTGAAGTTTCAAGGCGAGTGGTTCATCGAGGTCCAATCGTCAAGAGTTCAGACAAGGGTTGTGGGATCATGGCCGACGTCTGATGACAGCTGGAAAGACAGCGCTTACACGCATAGGTATTGGCTAGTTCTGTGACGCAAAGCAGAACCTTGCTGGCAACAACGCTTGATGTGCGCACAAATACAGCGTCTCGCCAGTAGCAAACCAATATCTAGCCGTGTGGGTGAGTGTTTGCGCAGATCGCAGGTTTGGCTTGCGCCGCTAATGCGGGAGTCAAGCACGATCCACAATCAACAAGCGCGGTGGCTCGCAGAAGCAAAGCAACACAGCCTGTTACACTTTCTTGGCTGTTGGTTGCGAGCGAGAAGCCACAAGAGCAAGGATTGTTGTCCCCCTTCATGCGTTCCGCTAGTAGCGTGCTCGACACTGGCAAACTTATGAGGATGAAATGAACCGAGCCGAACGCAGATCAGCAACGAAAGACAGTCCCGTGTATCCTGAGTTGATCGTGCCTTCGGACAAGTCGCACAGTCTGAAAGATGGCGACCTGATAACAGTCAAAGAGCCGTCCGGGTATTACCTAAGCCCAATAACAGGCGAACCGCAAGTGTTTAAGGTAAAGATAAAATGAGCCTATCCAGTCTTGCGCAACTCCTCGGCATGCAGCAACGCCAGCCAACCCCCGGTGACCTAGGATCTGGGATGGCAGCTAACGCAGGCAACATCATGAAGCTGCGCCAAGCCTACAATGACTACAGTATCGACGCCCAGGGCAACGGACGTCCAGCGGTCAGCTTTGAAGAGTTTGCAGCAGGCCGCCGATGACCACTGAAGACATCCCGCTGGATGAGTTGCTCGCCACACTTGCAGACAGGTTCGAGTTCATCGACATCAAGTTCCGCAAGAATGTAGGTGTATGGGTGAGAATTGCCCCAAGCGTAGTGCGCAAAGAGGCAAGAGAAACAATCCAGCCGACACTAGATGCTGCAGTGCGTCAGTTGAGCGCAGTGCTAGGCGTTGAGACTAAGCGATGAGCCGCAAGACAGTCAGGCCTGGAAGGAAGAGCACTATCCAGCCGGGGCAACATAGGTATAAGGTCTCGTTTATTATTGGGCCTGCCGTGGTTTCAAATTTTAGAAAACTGTATTACGGCAACAGTCCTTTTATCGTCACCACATTGGACGGCGAAACTAAGAGGTCAATGCTTAAAGCGAAAGCCGCTATATTGATTGAAGATCAACGGCGCGCAGATGCAACTGAGTTGCAATAACTTCAAAAGGATAGGTTGAATCAATGGCTGCCCCAGCAGGCAACAACAACGCTGCCAAAGCTAAACGATGGACAGCTCAGATTGAGGCCGCAATGGACCTCATGGATAAGTCGCGGGCAGATGGGCTGAAGACAATGACCGCCCTTGCCATGCAACTCATCCAGAAGGCTGAAGAGGGCGATATGGCTGCTCTCAAAGAGATTGGCGACCGACTAGAAGGAAAGCCAAAGCAGCAGCTAGACATTGAAGCAAACGTCGGCGTAACAATTGTCGCCACGTCAATCGATGAAGACCTGTGAAGCTCACATCCAAGCAGCAAGAGGCGCAGAAGGTTCTAGCCTCTGACGCCATGCACTTACTGCTGATCGGTGGGTCCAGATCAGGCAAGACCTTTCTGCTAGTCCGTAATGTGGTGATGCGAGCACTCAAGGCTCCAAAGTCCCGCCACGTCATATTCCGTTTCCGCTTCAACGCCATCAAAGCATCAGTAGTCTCTGACACCTTCCCCAAGGTGATGAGCCTGTGCTTCCCTGGCGTTCAGTACGAGCTGAACAAGACCGACTATTACGCCACGATGCCGAACGGCTCGGAGATATGGTTCGCTGGGCTAGACGACAAAGAGCGCGCCGAGAAGATTCTGGGCATGGAGTTTGTAACGCTCTACTTCAACGAAGCCAGCCAGATACCGCAGTCATCATGTGATATCGCTATTACTCGTCTAGCGCAGCATGTCATGCAGGAGATTGAGGGCAAAGAGCCTATCCCGCTGAAGCCTCGTGCTTACTATGACGCCAATCCGCCTAGTAAGGCCCATTGGACATACAAGCGCTTCGTCCAGAAGATTGACCCTGACAGCAAACAACCTCTGATGAGGCCAGAAGACTACGCCTACTTCAAGATCAACCCTGAAGACAACAAAGACAACGTATCGGCGGGCTATCTCGATACGCTCAAGTCAATGTCGCCCCGACTTCGCAAGCGGTTCCTAGATGGAGAATTCGCAGATGCTACGCCAAATCAGCTATTTAGTGATGAGAATATTGAGCTTTATCGCGTATTGGATGGCCGCTGCCCTGACATGGTACGCATCGTCGTTGCTGTTGATCCATCTGGCTCGGGAGATATTGATAACGCAGACAACGACGCTATTGGTATTGTGGTCGCTGGTCTGGGTATTGATGGTAACGCTTACCTACTTGAGGATTGCACGGTCAAAGCAGGCCCAGCAACATGGGGCAGAATCGCAGTAGAAGCCTACTACCGCCATGACGCTGACTGCATCGTTGGCGAGATCAACTACGGGGGCGCGATGGTTGAACACACCATCAGGACCGCACCGAGAGCAGAAGGACAGCGCAGGCCAGCTTACAAGACTGTCACAGCCACAAGAGGCAAGGCTGTACGCGCTGAGCCTATCTCTGCCTTGTACGACACTGGCAAGGTTCGCCACGTTGGCTACTTCTCTGACCTAGAAGACGAGCTAAGCTCATTCTCTACCGTTGGGTATGTTGGGGAAAGCAGCCCGAACAGAGCAGATGCAGCGATCTGGGCGCTGACTGAGCTATTCCCTGGTATCGTCAAGCAAAGACATGAGCAAAAATCAGAAGAGCCAAGAAACCAACACGCTACACATGCACAAGGATGGATGCGATGAAGCCCGGTAAGCGCCAGTTAGGCCCATGCACTCTCAAGCTGTCTTACTCGCAGATCGTAGAGTCTCCGCTGCGTGGTGGATTGTTCGAGGTGTCACACCTTGCTACCGCAGAAGAGCACCGCGGCAAAGGCTACGCCACCCGCCTAATGGACGAGGTGTGCCAAGAGGCCGACGATAACCGCAAGGTTCTGGTGATCCGCCCGGACGAGGAATGGCTAGAAGAGTTCTATGAGCGATTCGGGTTTGTGGAGATACAAGCTAACCCTGTATTGATGGCTCGCCCACCTATTCTTACTGCAGACCATTAGCTGTTGCATAAAAACCACAGTGTGTCTATTCTGCCGAAATGGCATATGACGACACCGCAGAATCCAACCCGCGCAAGGATATCGTAACGATAGCCAAGGAGCGCTTCCACAAAGCTCAGGACTTCTATGGGCAGTCCAGGCAGCAGGCCGTTGAAGATACACGGTTTGCTATGGGGGATTCGGACAACGGGTGGCAGTGGCCAGAAGAGATTAGACAGGGTCGGGCATCTAGCCAGCGAGTTGTCCTAACGGTCAATCTGACTGCACAGCACTGCAACCAGATCATCAACAATATCCGCCAGAATCGCCCATCGTCCAAGGTAAGCCCGGTTGATGATGGTGCCGACAAGAAGACGGCCGAGATTCTTGAGGGCCTTCTTCGCAACATCAAAGCATCCTCATGTGCTGACGAAGCCCACGATATAGCCGCAGAGCATGCGATCTACGGTGGTGAAGGCTATTGGCGCATCCGCCTAGATTGGCAGTCTCCAGACTCGTTTGAGCAGGAGATCATCATCGATGCCCTGCCTAACCCAAACCTTGTCTATGTGGATTGCTACGCCTGCAGGCCGGATCGTTTAGATGCGGAGTGGGGGTTCATCTTCGAAGACATCAGCAAAGAAGAGTTCAAGCGCGAATACCCAAATATTGACCCATCCTCATGGGGTGAAGAGGGCGTCAAGACGTGGCATCAGGAAGACACTGTCCGCCGAGCAGAGTATTACTACTGCGAATTCACTGACGATAAGCTCCTGCTCCTGTCTGATGGCTCTACCGCATACAAGAGTGAGTTCGACAAAGATAGCGGGCTGATCGTCGTCAAAGAGCGCGACACTCAGCGCAAGAGCTGGAAGTGGTGCATGCTGGTCGGTGGCGAAGACGAGCCAGTAGAAGAGCGCGACTGGCCCGGTGACTATCTTCCAATCGTCACTGTTGTTGGCAAGGAACTGAACGTAGATGGCGAGATTGTACGAAAGGGCATCGTCCGCGATCTGAAGGACTCGGCGCGGATGGTGAATTACGCCTATTCCGAGACGGTCCAGTCTCTGGCGCTGCAGAACAAGGTTCCTTACCTGATTGCTGACGAGGCTATCGGCAACAACAAGGACATCTGGTCCAGTGCCAATATCGAGAATTACGCCTATCTGCCGTGGCAAGCATACACGGACGATGGCAAGTCCAACCCCAAGCCAGAGCGCCAGAGCGGCGCAACGATGGCTACTGCTCAGGTTCAGTTGCTCCAGCTCTCCACAGAGCAGATGAGAGCCGCATCAGGCCAGCAGAATGCGAACTTTGGCATCCGGTCTGAGGCGTCGTCCGGTGTAGGGATTCAGCGGCTCAAGGCACAAGGGGAGATTGCCACATTCCACTTCCCCGATAACCTTGCGCGCGCTCTCCGATACGAAGACGTGGTGTTGATTGACCTGATCCAGAAGACCTACGACGTTCCAAAGGTAATCCGGATTATTGGTATAGATGGCCAGATGGATCAAGCCCAAGTCAATCCAGACATGGAGCAGGCTTTCGCTGAAGTCCAGCAGGCGCAGAGCGACGTGTCGAAGATTTTCAACCCATCCATCGGCAAGTACGACGTTGTAATTGATACCGGCCCGAGCTATCAGACCATGAGGCAAGAGGGTGCAGATCGTCTGGTGGAGATGACGACTCGCAATCCGCAGATCATGCAGGTTGCTGGCGATATTGTGATGAGGGCTCAAGACTTCCCGATGTCCGAAGAATTGGCCCGCCGTCTTGAGAAGACCATTCCTCCGAATCTCATGGAAGACGATGACCAGCAAGTTCCTCCACAGGTCAAAGCTATCCTCGGGCAGGCTCAACAACGCGAGCAGGAGATGCAAGGCGTCATCCAGCAGCTAGTGGAGAAGCTGCAAGAGTTCGAACGTGGTGACCAGCTCAAGCGCGATGAGATGGCAATGAAGGACGCTCAGCATCAGCGGGACACTCAGGTTGATGCAGCAACGACTGTCGCGAAAATCGAGGCAGATACAGCTAAAGCGCGATCCAGCGATGAGACGAAGTTGCTTATTTCCAAGTCCAGTGATGAGACAAAACTATTGATATCACGGGCGCAGGAAGACAACCGCAAGGACATTGCCGATCTGACAGAGGTTGTGAAGCTCATCGTTGCTCACATACAGCCACCGCCACTTCTTGAGGCTTCAGTAGCTGAAGACCTTGTAGAAGACGAAGGAGAACGAGAATGACCATCAAGCTTCTGCAGGCATTTAACGGTCTGCCAGCAAATACGATTATCACGCTGGATGCAGCAACGGAGATTGCATTGGTGAATGCACTAGGGGCAACTTTTACGTTGGCGGGCGGGGCTCAGTTCGTTCCCAATATCCCATTTAACAACGTCAAAGAACTGACACTAGATGGACGCGCTCCAGCTAGCTCTACTGCTGTTGGGACAGCCAATCAATACACGTTTGATACGTCATATTTCTATCTTTGCATCGCTACAAACACATGGCGACGCATTTTGATGGAATCGTTCTAATGTGTTGCATAAGCGCAACAATGTTGTATATTTAGCGAAACCGTCTGCGCCGGTATAGCGCTGTCTCACGGAGAAATCCATGACCCAAGAAGTATCTGTACCTGAAGTCGCTGAAGTTCAGCCGGAAGTCCCCGTTAGTGACGTTACCGCCGAATCACCTGAAGTTGCGGAGCAGGAAACACCAGTTGTTGAAGAAACGCTAGAGCAGAAAGTCGAACGTCTTGAAAAAGAGGCGCACGGCAAGCAAAAGCGAATCGACAAGCAAGCGGCCAAACTCCATGCGGAGCGAGACGCAGCGCGGATTTACCGCACTCGACTGGAGCAGATTGAAGCCTCACAGAACCCTAACCAACGTCAGATAACGCCTGAGCAAGCTCTACAAGAGCGCGCACATATGGTGGAAGTCGAAACGAAGGCGGTTGTGAAGATTGAAGGACTCGCTGAGCAAGATGGCAAGTTCGTTCAGAATCTGAAGGCATTGCAAGAGGAAGTAGGCCCATTGCTTGACGGGCGCAATCTCCCATCGCCATTGCTGGAAAGTATTTTGGACTGCGACAAGCCGACGAAAGTCGTTGCCTATTTGGTCAAGAACCCCGAAGTCGCCGCAGAGCTGGAAGGTTTGAATCCGAAGCAATTGACGAAGCACCTGACGAAGCTCGAAATGCAGCTTCAGACGGCGCCTAGGACAAGCAACAACCCCGACCCGATCAAGCCGATTGGTCAAAAAGGCAAGGGCGTAGCCAAAGGGCCTGAAGATATGTCGATGGAAGAATACGTCGCGTATCGCAAAAAAGAAGGCGCTCGCTGGGCCCGGTAACGTGTTTCACGGATCGCTCTAACGCTGGGAAGCGCTGAGTTGATCCACTCTCTAACGCAGTGATGCGCTGAAAGGTACGAAATGAGCAATACTCTGATCACCAGCTCCATCGTCGCGAAGGAAGTCCTTCCGATCTTGGAAAACATGCTTGGCTTCGCAAGTGGCGTCAATCGCGACTATGAGCCCGAGTTCAAATCAAACATGTCGCGTGGCTATGAGCCCGGTGCGACGATCAACATCAAGAAGCCTTCCCGATATACCTACCGCGCAGGCCGCGTAGCTGTCCCGCAAGCCTCTGTTGATACGACCGTCCCGCTGACTCTTCAGCAAGGCGGCTGCGATCTGAACTTCACCGCTTACGAGCGCACCCTGAGCATCAGCTCGGATCACATCCAGAACAAGCTGCAATCGGCTCTGGCTGCTGTGGCAAACGAAATCGACCGCCAAGGTCTGCAGCTGGCCCACTACGCCACATACAACACGCTGAACCCAACTGGCGCACTTCCAGCTACCCAGCTGGATGCCGTCAATGCCATCACTGGTGTGAATCGTCGTCTGGATGAAATGGCTGCCCCGCGTGACGGCTTCCGCCGCTTCGTGATGGGCCCGGGCCTCAATGCTTCGATGGTCGGCGGATTCTCTGGCATGTTCAACAGCCAGACCCAGCTGAACAAT